AATTGCAGCCTGAGCCATTGACGTAAATCCGCCAGCAGCAGCCTCAGCGCCATCGGCCAAAGTCTGAAGTCCAGACCCTTTTTTATCTAAAGATTTTCCAATTGATTTACCAGATTTTTCAGCTTGTTTTTCGAGAGATAAAAATCCCTCTTTAACATCACCATTATCTAGTACAACCTTTATGCGTAGTTCATCAGACATTATTTACCCAATAATTTCTGCATTTGATCTGCTGTAATATAATTTTTCTTTTTAATTTCCGAGGGGTAAGCTTTTGAGAATAATTCTTTGTGCATCTTAGTCCTCGCAGCCTTTTTCATATTAGGCCAGTCAGCAACACTTAGTTTCTTTAACTGTTCTTGAGCCTCTATTGAAGTAATTGCCAACCATAAAGACTCAATCTTATCAGAATCAGTGTTTTCAATTTCACTAAGGCTCATGCCATAAAAAGAACAAAGCTTTGCAACAACGTAATCAGACGTGCTTAGTTTTTTTTTGAAGCTGTTACAGTTTCCATAAGCTGCGTGATGTGATCAAACTCTAAGGTTTCAAACACACCTAATGGCAAACCCAACAACTCAAGAAATTCCTGCATTACAGTCGCAGCGTCGCCAGTTTCGCCAATTTTCAAAAGGCTTTCACGGTACGCTTGAGTTTCTTTAAACTTTGGCTTTCTTAGCTCAAACTTTTTATCGTCTAATTCAATTTCAAAAACTGTTCTAACTAATTTCATAAGTCCCTAGTGTTGAGCCGATCCTGAGACCGTCCCTTGTGTTAATTAATAACCAGCTTTTTCAGCATCGCCCTGCATCCAGAATTGGATCCCTTTTGGCTTTGTGTTGTCTGGGTAGATTGTAAATGTCGCAGGAATCTCGGATAAGTTTTCGCCTGAGAAATTGAATGATTCTAAGCCTAATTCACAAGCCCAAAAATTGTAATCAGATGATTTATTTGAATCATCCTCATTCGCATCATGCAAACGTACTTTGATCTTTGGATTGCTTGAACCAACATTAGCAGGTCCGTATCCAAAGACCGCTTCTTTGTCTACGCCAACAGGTGTGAATACTGGCATTCCGTACATAACCATAAGTTTTTGTAAAGATGCCTTATCAGTTTCTTGGAAGGTCATGTTCAATACTGGCTTATCGTATCCAGTGATTTTCTCGTCTTGAACAGTTGTACCTGTTACATGACAAGTGATTTCAATTTTCTGTTGAGCTAAACCCTCTAAAGTGATGTCACCTTTTAAGCAAGTAGCCTCAACAACAGTTTGACCTAAAGTAATAACTTTAAACGCGAAAGCTGTAGGTGCAGCAACAGAATCAATTGCAGGTTGAGCATAACCGATTGCTGTGTGCGTAAGTGTAACAGTTGATCCCGATGCAGTAGCGTCAAATCCGGTAACAGCAGTTAAAACAGCAGCCAAAGCCGTTGCGACAGCAGTTGCAGAATCATTTGCAGAAATTGCAACAGCGTGACCAGTCCAACCACCAGCAGGCGCAGGATCAGTTCCAAGAGTAGCAACATTGAACCAAGCATAGCGTTTTGCGCCAGCAGCATCATGAAATAAAAAATACTTGTTTTGTAAGCTTGATGAAACATCAGCAACACATTTAATAGATTGAACCTGAGCTAAGTCAGAACCGAAATAAACTTTTTGAGGTCTTAAATCGACATTTGCTAAAGACATTTAAATTTCTCCTTGAAAAAATGGTTGAATAACCTTCAAGTGAAATTCTGAATAGATTAACAGTTTAAGTCTAATCCAAGTCCGAACATGATTGTAATATTGAACGTGAGTTTAATCTGTATCGCATTGTCGTTTGATTCTAACGGCTGTGCTTCAATAGACTGGCAGACAACATTTTTAATAAATGTTTGACCTGAGTATTTAGCGCGTCTTAAACAGTTGAGCCTATATTTATTCGCTATGTCCATTGCTTCGTCAAGCTCCTCTGTTGAGTTTCTTGATCCGCTAAAAAACAAAGTAGTCGTAGCTGTTACAACATCAGTCGTTGTGTTTTGATTAGACACTGTTGTGTCCACTGAGCCATAAAAAATGTGATATCTTTTATCGAAGTTATTATCTCCGACTTGATCTGAATTAAACCCACTATCAAATACTGAAAAATCAGAATCAATTTCAGTCAATCTATCTGCTAAAAATGTTCTGATTGGTTTAAAACTCATCCTCGTCTCACAATCACAGTATGCAGATTTGTTTTTTCTGTAACAGTTGAAACAGTATCTTTGTCGTAATCTAAAGACAATTGAGATCTAGATGCTTTGGTGTTTGAAAGCTGTTCATATTTTGCAGCTTTAATGCTAAATAAATCACCGACAACATTTGAGTTGCCTTCGAATATGAATTGCAATGTTTTATAAGTTGATAATTGTTTAACTTGTTGTTTGTCCAGAATATCTGAAGCAGTGTATTTAGATCCGTCTTCTGCAAATATTCCTTTTTCATCGAGCATATCGATGATCCAATCTTGTGCTCGTAAATGAACAATATTCCAAGATGACCACTTTTTTGGTCGATATTGATCAATTTCTGGTTCATAGCCATAAAGATCAAAGTCAGATGAAAACAATCCTGCTGTTGCAAGATTTAAAACTGTAACATCTTTTGTAAATGTTTGTGTGCTAGGAAGTGTTGTTGTAATTCGAAGTGAAATTGTCTTAGTTCCTGCTGTAGTAAAAACCCAATCAATGTATTTTTTAGTCGTAACATTATACCAAGTGACACCAGCATCAATAGATATTTCATGTGAAATTGTAGCAAATGTTAAGTCAGGCGCTATGAAAGATTCACTGACATCGATTCGTAATTTGTCACCTGTGAAAACTTTTTCATCAGCTTTGATGATTCCAAAAATTGACATCTTTACCCCTCAGTCAGTGATTGCCACTTAACATTGTTTTCATATCTATCAGATAGGACTTCCATGTCCTTTAAGCCGATCTTGTCATGCGATTCTGTAGGAGCAAACCCCCAGAACTTCTCTGCAAAACGTGATCCAAGCTCGGTGCATACCATCGCCCTATTGCCATTCAAAACAAGTTTATTAAAAATCAAATTGAGCCAGCCAAAAACTATTGTTAAACCAATAAAAATTATTTGCTCAATCGCGTATCTTTTCCCAACTTGATTTTCTAGCCATTCATATACCTGAGATTGTAAATGCTCAGGAACAGACCATTGATATTCTTTTACAAGCGTGTAGTGTTTATTCCACTCTGACCGAGTTAGCTTTTGAAATCTTGGAAAGATTGACTCATAGACTTTAGGCTCGCCAAATGTTTCAAGCTCAATGGCAAAATGACCAAAAGGAACGATTTCGCCAATTTGTAAAAGCTTGTTTCCAAGTTGCTTGTACCACACCAAAGGATTTCCAAATAGAAACTTGATCGTCATATTGTAAGCTCCGATATTAAAAATTGTCTGATTGTTACACCATATGGAGTCATTGAATTGATCCAAGGATAGTTTGAAACACTAGCGTATCTCGCGTGAGCTGGGCTTTGAAAGCACGAAACAATATCCCTATTTGATTCATCAACAAAAGCATCAAATTCTTTTTTGTAATCAAATAAAAATCTTCGACCTTCTAAAATAACCGTCGAACTTGGCATTGGAGATCCAGTCATAGCAAGTGAGATTAAACCAATACAAGGCATTTGAAGATTATCAACTAAGTTTCCGCGTCTAGTTTTTCCTTCTTGTATCTTTTCCAAAGAATTATAATATTTTGCCCAGTGTTTTGACTCTGGACTTTCTAGACCGTTTTTGTCGTAAAAGTGTAGATGCGAAGACCTTACAACGGGAAAGCCTAACGGATCTCTTGTAAAAGAATGGTGTTCTGAAACAATTAAATTTGAATAACTTAAAACTCCTTGCGCGTTTACGCTACAATTCTCATAGTATTCTTCACTCACGCACTCGCCCTTAATTAAAATAGATTTTCTGTGAAGCATCTTTGTTAAAGAAGTTCTAAAATCTAAAGCCAAAGGAACTTCGCTTGTGTTATAAGCTTTTTTATCTATTACGAAATCATAAATTTTGTAATATTTAATTAAGTCTGATTGAGTTTGTAGCCATGAATCAAAGGCCGCCTGATGTGCTGCTTTGTATGCCGTATACTGCGTTAGACTCATAATGGTAAAATTTAATTGTTCAAATTGTTCTATCTGAAAGTCCTCACAAGGAAGTTCTTGCCAAGGCCAAACCAATGGAATGTTTATAGGTCTTTCAGATTCTGGACACAAAGAAAATGTTTTAAATGCTATCATTACAATTCCCTCACAGATATAAATGACCCTGCTAAGACCGTAATATTTGTTCCGTTGTTTTCAGATCTGAATTGTGGAGCTATTGATCCTGATGTCGTACACACAAAAACACCTGTGATGACTGCGCAATAATTTACGTTTGCTACTGGAGTTCCTGTAGACAAAACAATGTCACCCGAAGCATTAATAGTTCCGTTAAAGTTTGCTGTTGTACCATCTCCGAGAGTCGGAATTTGTACGCTTAAAGCCAGATTGCCAACCGCTGTAGTCAGTGCGGCTGTTAAAACAATACCAGTATTTGCGTTTGCAGACTGATATAAAATCGTAGCAAGAATTTGATATGATCGACCTGCTGTTACTGTAAATCCTAAATCACTGATTGTGGACAAAGTTACGTTTGATCCGCTCACAATATTTGCTGCTGTCTTTTGTATTCTGGTTTTACTAATTTGAGCTTGCAACTTTCCAATCGCTTGCAAAACCGAATCGGTTGCAGATACTAAAGAAAAGTCAGTCAAAATTAAGCCTGTTAAAATATTGTCTGCTTTTAAAGATACGGAAGTAATTAAACTATTGATCTGAGCTTGTAGCTTTCCAAAAGCTAATAACAAAGAGTCTGTATCTAAAATTGAAGAGCTTGTAGCAAAAGAAATTCCAGTTAAAACCGTAGACAAAACTGAAGATGCAACAGAAGATGCGAAATCAGAAATTGTCGAAGCTGTTTGAGTGCCAGTGTGATTTGCTCTATTTCTATTATTTGTATCACGCGTGTTTAACTGAGTAGTCGTTTCGTAGTTGTTAGGATTACTAGCATCATACTTTAAATTTAATGCTGTCTGTGTTGCTGTTGATATTGCTTTATTAAGGTCAGAAGTATTTTCAACATTTTGTAAATCAATATTAGTTTTTGCATTTGTTTTTTGTGTTCCGCTTAAACCTTGCGCTGCTGTATCTACTCTAAGTCTGCTGGCAAGCGCTGTCGTTTGAGTGGCTGCAAAGTTTGGATCATTTCCTAGTGCCGTTGCGATTTCATTTAAAGTGTCAAGAGTGGCTGGGCTAGCAGCAACCAAAGAAGCAATCTGCGCCGTAGTAAATGCGTTAGCTGTTGTAACTGCATTGTTTGCTGCTGTTGTAACTTGCGCCGCAGTTTGAAATCCAGAAGGGTTACTTGCGTCATATTTATTTGAGAGCGCACTATTTACTTGCGTACTTAGTGGCGCGTCTATTGAGTTTTCTACTGTTAAATTATCAATAAATTGAGCCATTAACCAACCTCACCATTTAAAACAGCATACCAGCTTGTCTCGCCACTTAATGCAGCGTTTGCATTTGCGTTGATTACAAATCCGTTAACCGTTTTTGTTTCGTATGTCCAAGTCCTTGCCGTTGCGCCTGTGATAACGACTGAATAATTAACAGAAGGCATCGCGGTCGAAAATGTTACCGTAGCTTTTCTTGGCGCACCCAAAAAAGATCCTGCTGCAATTATTCCAGATTTAAAAACAACAGCGTTTAATTTTGTTTTATCTGCTGCGCTCATAAAGCCAGCAACAGATATTGTCGCATTTGCGTGTTCTGCGCCGCCACTACCCACGTGTGACAATGGAGCCGCACCAACTTGCGCCGCTGTGGTCGCATGAGGATTAGAGGTATTAGAAATATGTGAATCAATTTGTGTGTGCGAGTTTATTTGACCTGTAGTGTGTGAAATGAGCGTGTAAGCTGCATTGCCTTCAGCAGAAGTCAAATACTGAGGATGAGGATCAGGCAAGGCAACGTGAGCTGCAACCGCCGCAGTGCCAGAATATATTTGAATATTACCAGCATCGTCTTTTGATTTAGTAATACCGTCTGTAGAGTCTGTAAACTCGTTAATTTTCCCAGTTGATGCATTTGGAACTGCACCAGCCGGAACTTTTAGCCTTGTTATGTATGAACTCATAAAACCTCAAGCCTTCCACAGACCTCTAGCACGCCCTCTATTTCTAAGGGGCCAGTGATAACACTAGAACAGAACTCTGGTATTACATAGCTTTCGCCGCTTGCAATAAAATACTTTTGAAAACTAGAACCAGCGCTTGCACTACGAATAGTATCACTTGCAGGGATCTGCGAAATTTTACCATCGATAAGTGCAAGTGCTATTTGCTCAGGCATTTATTAAGCCAAAACAATACAGTCGTCGATATCAGTATCGATTTCTGTTGCTGAAATTGCTGATCCAACAAGTTGAGAAATTGTAGCGCCGCCTGCGAAAGTCGGAGGAGTTGCTGTAACGCCGCCAGCAGTTCCTAAAAATTGACGTGCTCCTGCTGTTAAACCAGAAAGATCATTGTTTGTTCCTTCAAAATAAACAGTGGCATTTGCTGCCGCTACAACTGCGTCTAATAAAAATCCGTGAGCTTCACGTGAATTTGAGTTATCTGCAAGGCGAACTTTTGGAGTTCCAGCATCGTCAAAAATATTAATGTATTTCCCAGCCCCGATATTTTCAGATGCTAAAATTACCTTAACATTTGGACCAACGCCAACAGGCAATACAGAAACATCGATTTTACCTGTTGAATCTAAAGCCACAACTTCGCCAGCGTCCCCTGCTCCTGCAGAGACTACAGTTGCTTCGACTTGTGTTATTTTTCCGTTAACTAATTGAAGTGGTTTTTGTGCCATGATTTAAAATCCTTTTTAAAGTGTTATTGGTTCTTGTATGTTAATAAAAATCGCACCACTACCTTGAGACGTTGCGACCAAAGTCCTAAAACCTGTTATCGGAGCCGTATCAGTTAATGATCCATTTATGTCTAAATATAATTGCGTGTTTACTGGCCATGTGAAACTTGAGTCTCTTAATATGCCGTATGTTTTGACTTGAGTTGATTCATTCGTTTGAGCCGCTACAATTGTAATTCCTAAAACTGTGGCACTTGAAAAATCAATATTATTATTTGCGTAGATTACTGTGTTTGGAGAAGTGACTGTCACACACTTTAAAGCGCTCATGATTGCGCCTGCATTGACAATTTCTAATGAACTATCAGAACCGCCGCCAATTTCACTTGCATTAGCTACCACAACCTCGACAGCAGTTTTATTTGCGCGAGTTGGTGACTCAATAAAAGCATCATGCATTCTTTCGCCTGTTGATGTTCTTATTGGTCCAGTCATTACTTACCTTTTGGTTTTATTTTCTTATAAAGATCAATGCTCTCGTAGTACCATGCGATCCAAGATCCGTTTACAAATTGAATATCGAAATATTTAACCTCAGACTTCATCTTGAGATTATTCATGAGCATCAACTCTCGAAGTAAATCAGGAGTTGATGCTTTAATAAAGTTAGGAACTACCGCTAAATTAGTTTCGTTCCCGACAGTCATTCTAATTAGCCGATCTCAGCGATCAACGGTGACGCTGTACCTGCTAATGGAGCACCAGCAGATGTTAAGCCTTGACCTAATTGTAAAGCCTTAAAGCCAAACAATTGATCAATTGCCGCTAACATTGAACCAGTACCATAACGGATATCCTTTTGCTCATCGTACTGTGGAGCCTTTTGTAAACCGAAAGCTACAGCAGATTTTTCAAAGATGAATGATTTAGCTAAGTCTGGCTTAGAGTGAATCATTACGTTTAATCCGTAGATCTTACCGATAACACCAGATGGAATGTTTGAATTTCCATAAGCATCAGCGCGAACAAACTCAGGGATAGCTAACAATAAAGACTCATCATCTGGATTTACAACCATTGTGCAATCAGATAATACAGCCTGATTCTTTAACAACCATTTACGAGCATTTAAGATTTTAGTTTGGTCGATACCAGCAGCTTGAACATATCCAGATGAAGCATCTAAGATTGTTAAAACTTGCTCATCTAAGTTACGAGCGTGAGCAGTTGATGCGCGCTTGATATACTCAGCTTGAACGTCAACATTTGATTGATACTCATCAACAGAGTCAACAGTCCAACCGATATACGCACGGTAGTTAAGATCTAATTGCTCTTTAGCAAAAGTTAAATCTTGAATTGTTCCTGCTGTTGCAGAAGCTCTGTTTTCAACAGTGAATGAACCAGCTAAAGGAAAGCTAATTGACTTTGATCCTTTTACTGCAAACGCTGAAACGTCTGAAACTGTGTTGATTAATTTAGCTTGAAACTTTAATTCTTTCTGAACCAAAGCTGCAATTAAATCTTGTTTTGTAGCGCCTAACTGTGTGTTACCTGTTACTGCCATTTTAAACTCCTTGTTTATTTAGCTTGTTTTAATAGTTCTTTAATTTCATTCTCAGAGAGATCAGACAGATTCTTTGTAGGCATTTGACCATTTGACGGATTAAGGTCATTTGGTAATTTAAAGTCTTTTTTAAAAAGATAAGCTCTAGATTTGGTTAAGCCTTGGATTTTGTCCTGTAGCTTTTTACTGTCATATTCAAATTCAGCATCCATTTCTAAATCAGAAAAATCAGTTAATTGAAACGCGGCTTCTGCATCTACACAGCCTAGTTTTTCAATCTCACGAGTGAATTGGCTTTTCGCGGCCTTACTTCCTACTCGTTTAATGATCTCAACATTGTCATTCTTGAATTTCTCAGTAAGCTTTTTTTGATTCTCTAAGGCTTCTTTTAGTTTGCCCTCAGCCTCAAGTTTTGCCTGCTCATATTCTTCAAGTCTGGATTGAGCCTCACTTAATTTTTCTTGTGTCTTTTTCTTTTCGCTTAAAACTTTGCTGTAACTTTCATAAGCTACAGTGCCTTTGCCTTGATCGCTGCCACTGGCTTGATCGTTTGTTCCACTGGAACTATTATCCGACATGAATTTCTCCTGTTACGTTGTTAATTTTCGCTTTACTTTATTGTAGAGCGATAGCTGTTTTGCTATTTGTTGTCGCAATTTAACCTCAAGCATAGTCTGAAGTTTGTCAGACATGAAAAGGAATTTTCGACCTTGTTTTTCTAGGTCGTTTTTAATCTCTGTGTTGTTCTTGTTTTCATCTTTTGCCTGCATCATTAAGTGACCAATAGCATAGTAAAAGCCTTGCTTCTTTTTAGGCTTTGATTTCGCGATTTCTTTGATTTGATCAAGCGTAGGTTTTTTTAATTTGTTACGACCTTCTTTTAAAAAGATAATTATCTGCGCTGTTGCAGCATCTGATTTGTTTTTAATCGATGATAATAACTGACCTGATAAAGTTAAATTAGAAGTCTTTGGCTTTGTTAGCTGATCAAGGTTGTTTACTCTTGTCGCGATATCACGACTTACAACAGTTGATTCAGCCAATGGCTTTTGTTTATATTCATCAAGACGTGCTGCTGTTCTTTTGTTAATTTGATCTGCTAAGTCAGCACCAATTGAATCTAAAATACGCTTGTCTTTTGCAACATTATTTAAGAACTTAAGCGCATTTGCTTGAGCCGCACCTACACCTTTAATAGTTACAACAGCTTTTTTAGCCAACTAATTTCTCCAATAGTTTTAATGCAGCAGCATCAGAAATTGTGTTCTTTTTATTAACCTCTGGCTTGATTGCGTTTGCGATTTCTTTTAATTCTTTATCGGTCCAGCCAAACCATTCACGTTTTCGAACTTTACCGTCAAGTGTTGGATGACCTTTAAACCCTGTCATGTGCGCGTAAGCTTTTGCAGCTTCTAACTCGTCTATGATTCCAATTTTCATTTTACTGTTTTTAGAATCAAGCTCTGAGATTGATGTCAGCATATCGCCTGTTAATTGCATATTGACCGGATTAGATTTGCCAAACACTTTAAATGCTAATGAGTTTTTGTATGACTCAGAATAAGTGCCTAGTTGTCCATTAACTGACCGACCTTCGTCGAGTCGCTTTTGTAATCTATCTACAGCAGCCTCAAAGAATACAGCGCGTACAGCCTCGTTACGAGCTGCACCGCCTAGTAGTTTCTCAAGATCAATGTCTGTTGAAACTTCTTCTTCTTTAAGAGTTTTTTTCTGTAGATCCGACACTAATTAAATGAGCTTTGAGACTTTAATTCAGCAGGATCAATTTTGAATGATTTTCCTGCCTGACCTAAAATCTCAGTAGCCTCATCCTCTGTTACGTTAAACGATCTGACAATCATCGACTGAGCTGCATCGTAAGACAACAAGCCTGCTGCAACCTTAGAAACGATCTCAACAAGTGAACTAACCTGAGCGCCATTAAGTGCAGTTTTAGCAGCGTCTTGACCTGTTGCAACCATCTTAGAAAGCATATCAATTTTTCTTTGCTCGATTTCTTCAATTTTTTCAACAGCAAGCGCCTTGGTTAATCCGTCAACATCCATTAGCGTAGTGACTTTATCGGCAACACCTAAATCAATTTTCTTTTTAGCATTATCTAACGCCTCTGCTTTTGTTTCAATGATCTCAGGCTTTGCAAAATTAACTGTAAGCTCAGAGTTAACGATTCCTTGAGTTACATTGTATTTGGGATCTAAAAACTCAGTGTTTGATAAAAGTGCTAAATACTTAGTTGTGATCTTGTGTAGCTTGTGCTCAACAACATTAAATAAATCAAAGTCTTCTTTAGAGGCTCTAAATTGATCAATCATCACCATTAAACGCTCTAGAGCCGATGAGTAATTACCTGAGCCGCTTGTAGAGCTTGAAACAGCTTTAGAGTCGATTGATCTTGTTGATAGAAAAGTGTTAACCAATGAATCAATGCACTTTAAAGTTGAATCTAGATCAGGTGATGGATTTTTAAAGTCTAATGTTAAGTTTGACTCTGGATTGTTAGGATTTTGCGGCAAGAACAAAAACCGATTAGGTCCAACAGTCATAGACTCAGGCTTTAACTCTGGATCACCACTGACAACGCCAACAGAATATCCTTGAAGTCGTGCAATGTATAAAAGATCAGACCATGTCACATTAAAATCAATTGTGAAATCTGTTAAGGCTTGTCCAATTCTAACGAAAAACTCAAAGTCTTTTTCTTTTGCAATATCAATAAATGGCAGCTCGTCAATCGGGTTAGGATTTATCTCGCTTACAACGTCACCCTTGCCATTCATTGTGAAAACATATTCTTTTGTCCAGACCTGATACCTCTCGGCATTTGATTTGTAATCGTCCGCATCTGCTGTGATTTGATTGTTGTTGTCTTGATTAGCTTTTAAGTAATTTGATTTATCAAAGCTTGAAATAATAAATGCAAATGCCGTTTCTGGATCATCTGAATCAGGAATCACGTCGATATTGTGCGCGTGTAAAACTCTGAGTTTAAGCTTTCCTTGCTTTGGAACTACCTGCAAAAATGATTGATTCATCAGCTTGTAATATTTGTTTGCTTTAGCAAGTGATGTGTTAAATCCAAAATCTGCATAAGCTTTTTCTAAAACTTCCTCATCAGATTCTAGAATTTCCTCATAGTCTCTAGTCGGTGAGTCTGTGTAAATCTGAGCCTCTTTATTCACAACAGCTTTAGCAACATTTAGATTTGAAACAATTGGCATTAAGTCAGCAGTTTGTTTCGATAACTGACAAGCAATTGCGTCGTAAACATACGGCTTTGCATTGTCGTTATATACTTCGTAAGCTTTCAAAGACTTTGCTTTTCGGTTTACATTCTCCCATGATTTAATATCTGCTACGACTTGTTTTCTAGTATTTGCGTCTAATAAATTTGGATTTGCCATTTAAAAATTACCACCTTTGATAATTACTTTGTTTTGTGATGTATAAACAACTCTGTATCCGATTGCAGTTGTAACGTGCTGATATTCTTTGCTATCGTCTTCAATGTACTCAGCACCTTTTTTGAGTGATGTTAAGCGCATTCCCTCATGTGCAATTTTACATTTTTTGTAGATAAACAAACGCACGTCGCCTTTTGCATTCTTACAGTATGCATTTAAAATATTATGTCTTTCTCTGATTGGTGGGTTCTGCGTAGGTATTAAAAGCTTATGTCTAACCTTGAGTAGAGGATCTAGCTTTGATCTATAGAGCTTTAAGAATTGATCGATGACATCATAGTTTGACCATTTACTATTTGTTGTGCGCGAGCCACCTGTTGCATCTCCGTGAATTTCCCACATGACATTTACGTATTCAAAGTAGCCTCGAGCTGCTAACTCTTCTAAGATGTCTTCTGTTCTTGATCCGTGAATTACAACCTCATCAAAGAAATGGAACGTATCTGTCGGCCTATTGTATTGTGAAAGGATACATGACATTGGTTTTCCGATACCAATATTAAAATCCCAAGCGATACTAACTGGAATCTTAGGATCAATTATATAATCAGTGTTTTTAAAATTAACATCAGGATTGTAGGCATAGTATAAACGCTCGCGATCTATCTCAACCCACTTGCCAAAAATTTGTCTTTCTGCCTCTTTAAAAGGAAGGTCGCGCTTTAACTGTTCAACGTAAGACTTAGGTAAAAAAGGATTTTGCTCTGTAAGTGAAAAGTAAATGTGCTTTGTAGGTTGTTTTTCATCAAAGAAATATTTGTAAAGATGCGATGCTGGCGATCCTGGATTTGTGCAGTATAGAATTATGTTTTCTGAAACATGTGGTACTCGACCAACGCGCTGTCTGATTTCTACAAAGGCCTGCAAAGAATCATGTTCGTTTTCTATGGCCTCCTCAAAGGCAAAAAAAGAATAGACGCGTGATCTTAATTTAGCCCAACGCTTATCTGACCAGCTAACGCCTTCAATTGTTGATCCGTTTGTTAAATAAACTTGTGCAGATGTTTCTAAAACTTTATCGACGTAGGGCTTTACGTTTTCATCGTCAATGTGCTCTAGTATTGTTCGAAATATCGTAGCCTTCAAGTCGGGCAGACTCCGGCGGCCTATTCCAATTCTAGAGTTTGGAAACCTTAGCGCGTGATCAATAATTAAATGCGCAGCAAGTACGCTTTTTCCGCTTCCGATTGCACCCGATAATAGCACCTCATGCGTACCAATCGAATAATCATATTTGTATTTAATGTCCGCAACAACTTTTAGCTGCCAAGGAATAACTGCAGGATCATATTCAGAATATATTGGTATTGATCTATTTTCCATTATCCCATTGAAGCTTTAGCAGTAGTATATTCCATTTTGATCCTTTATAACTTCACAAGAAATTGTTAACTTAACATTTGGGTTTATGAAGTTTTCAATGGTATCACGCTCTTGCGATTCCAACAAAGCAAAGCACATGTCAAATAGTGAATCGACTTCATCCTGCAATTGCTCTGCGCTCATCTGCTTATAAATTCCAATTAGCTCGTCAGTTTTTTTCATCAGATGCAGCAGCCTTTTTAAGTGACTCCTCTGAGTATGATAAAATGATGCCTGTTGATCCTTGCTCTACTGTGTGTTCAATCGCTTTTCGTTTTGGATACATATAACCGATTAATATTTTACCAGCCTCTAAGCGATCCTTGAGCGTGATAACTTGTTCTTCAATTAATGCGCCTTGAAATCCTTGCTTTGTAATCACTGGACTATCGTAACCTAGACCTTGATAATCATTCTTAAGAATTAAAACCATTTGTTCTACTGGATCAATGTTGTGTTTTTTGCAGATAGTAAATAAATGATCTGTTGATTTATTTGGTGTGCCCTTTTGCCTTCCGCCTGTCTTTTGATGCGTTGTGCTAGTTTTTTCTACTTTAGACTGAGCCATTAAAACCACCAATCAATCTGTTTTTAATTTCTTCAATTTCTTTAATCTTAAGTAAATAATTATTGTAGCTCACAATTAACTCATGCTGGCCTTTGACGTTAAACCGATCATACAGCCTGCGCTTTCTGTCTTTAATGCAAGCGAGTGACATATTTAATTTACTCGCAATTTGACTGGCTGACATTCCTTGCATCACGCAATTTAAAACATCGCGCTCGCCTGACTTTAAAAATATTGGAGTTAATCCTGTTGTCATTTAATCTCTTTCCTTAAGTGCGCTAGCATATCAACATTGATTGAAAATGATTGCTTGATACCATTCTCTGTCGTGAAGTGTAGGCCCTCTTTAGACGCTTTGTTGATAAGCTGTAATCTGTTTTCGACGTTAAATTTCCAATAGACGTGTGACAGTCTCCATTTCACACAAGCTATTGTTCTATAAATAAGTTTAGCGATTTCTATGATCTCAACACCTGATAAGGTCATGTGCATGATTTGTAGTTCAAGTGTTGATAATTCTGGCGTTCCTTCAAATCTTTCTTGTAAGTTTGCTACAGGTAATGCAAAGCCTTGTTCATAAGCCTTTTGATTCCTGTCGTTTTCTTCTTTGCTCGCAAATAAATTAGGCTGAAATCCCATGCCATAATTGCACCAGCTAGTTTTGGATTAGTCTAGTTATTTCTATCGTGATATATTCTTGTTCAGAATCATATACCTTTTCTGAACCATCATTCAACAAGCTTGGCAAAATAAGATTCTTTCGGGCGTGATAATTTAATTTCTAGCCAGCATTGATTGTCTTTTGTTGGCCTTCTGTGGCTGTGTCCGTGGTTAACAATATTAGTATCGTTCTCAATGACTTTCGCCTCTTGTAGGCAATCCTGTACGTTTTCATAGAGGTTTGAAAGATCTGGCAATGTCTTTGATCTGATTCCTTTTTTAGTAAAGAACTTAGTCTCTGGAAAGTAAAAAACAAATTCAGCAACGACATCCTCTGTAATCGTATCAAGTTTTTGTTTTAATCTCTCAGAAAATAGCTTTTGATTAAGCCATTTCTTAGCAAACAGGGCTTTGTCATTTGATCGGATGAATGATTTTCCTGTGGCCCTATTAAATGCAATTTGTTTATTGTTCTTTTTTATTCCATGAAATGGCACGGGTATTCTGATTTGAAACAGAACTTCATTCATTATTTGCAGTTAGCTTTCTGCTTAATATAATTATTGTAATAATTTAAATTGTATTGAACCTGATCTGGAGGAATACAAACCCAACCATTCATTTCAGTTATTGGCTTTGTTGTGCCTGAGTATTTAAACAAGTAATCAGGACCACCGCACTCTTTAGGTTCAATCTTTTCAGCTGTGTATACTCGTCCGTAACCTTTATTTGTATCTAAAAAAATAGGGGTGTTGTTTTCAATCTTGTATGCAGCACAACCCACAAAGATCGGCATAAATAACCAAATCATAAACACGTCTAATTTAATCATTTGCGACCGCCATTTAATAAATCAGTTTCAATGTCGATTAATTCTTGCTCAGGCGCATTGTTCTTAATTGCGTCTTTGTATTTTTCTAAAATCTCTTTATCTTTTTTTGCTTGATCTGCAATTGCAGCTGCTTGATCGGCTTGCTTTTTTGCGTAGATAAAAACTCTGGTTAACAGAAACGACACGACCTTGGTCCAGATGCCGCCTGTTACGCCAATTGTTTTAAGAATGAACGAAACTGCGTATTTCTTTACATAGCTGTTGAATAGTATTGAGAAAGATTCTACGAGTTTCGTCCAAGTCATAAACTAAACCGGAACCGGAGTTGCTACAAGCTTTTCAATCCAAGCGATAGCAGCATCATCAATGGGCGTTGCAGTTTTAGCAGCAAGTTTTTTGATTTCAGCTAACAAATCAACCTCAACAGATGCAGAAACTTTAAGCTTTAATTCTGGAGTTACGTCAACAGTTACAGAGCCAACTTGACCAATTTTTTGTTCGAATTCTGTGCCTTCTAAAACCATGTTATTTTCCTTTGTTTATTTGTTCTAATGTCGCGTCTATGCGCTCCACCTTGATTTTTATTGTGTTAATATCGTCTTTGATAGATTCAAGCTTGTCAATTCTTTGAGCCATTAGTTCTTGTCGTGTTAACGCAGAACTTGCAATAAATATGACAAATATGACAGACGTGATTATCGCCCAGAACTCCGTGATGATGTAAGCAATATTTGAAAGTTTCTGTTTCACAGAAAACAGGATAGTATTTTGTATTGATTTTTATAAGATCAGACGCTCAAAAGATTGATGTTTAGACGTGAGTCAAAGCTAGGATAGATTAAGCCTTGTATCTTTTTTGATCTATTTTTTTGGCTTTGTACTCAGAAATCAAATGAAAAAGATTTGCATAGATAATAAAATACGCCTCAGATTGAGGCTTTACTTTGGCCTTACTAAACGAAATTTGTAAACTCCACCCTTCAAGTAATGATTTTTTTACAATCTCCGTTTTCTCTTTAATTTCTTGATCTGTTAGTTCTCTCATTTGGTTCCTAATTATTAGCCCACTTAACCGCAGGGCTTGCTCGTTCGTATAATTATCACCTAGTTAGTTTAAATTATTTTTTCTTTGCTGTTGCTTTTTTTGTTACTTTTTTTGCTGGCTTCTTTGAAGTTGCTTTCATTTTTATCCTTTCCACTGTCTTTTAATACAGTCAAATCTAGCTCGTAAAGAGCATTAAATATTAAGCTAATAGCCTCGCGCCACGCGCCTGCGTTAAGCTTTAGTTTTTCATTCTGCTTTGCGGATACAATTTTGACAATCTGATTTATTATTTTTTTGTTCTACCTTGTTGATTCATTGTCTTTTGTTTTAGAGCTGCAATTCACTGATTTTAAAATCTTGTCAGGCTTTGGATAGTCTTTAACATCTTTAGGCCATCGAACAGCGCAAATTTCACCAACAGAGTATGTTGATACCTTCCAGGTGTTTCCCTGATTACCTCCGTAAAGATCAATCGTTGCATTTTTCTTCGTAAGGTCTTCTACAGTACAATCTCCATTTGCTTGAGCAATATGATTTGAACTAGATGAGCCGCACTTTGTATGATTGATTTGAACAATTGCACCTTGAGGAATACCGTCTTGTTTCCAATCAATTTCAACACCGTACTTAGCCCAGTTTCTCGCTAGTGCGCCATTCTTAGCGTAGTCAACACCGACTCCTGATAATGCAACAGCCATAGCAAGCCCACACCATGCGGCCCACGACTCTTTAATGGTTCCAAGATTCATCCCAAAAAGCTTCCATTTTGCAGACATCTCTTTGTTGAACTCAGGTTCATTTTCGTTTCTGCCTTTGTATTTTAATGCAAATAAATACCAAGGTGGTGACTTCTTTTTTTGTTCTTTTTTTTGATCGGCCATTAGTTACATCCTTCTAATTTGTTAAGTGCTGCGTTTATTTTAAGATAAGATTGTCTAGGCTTTTCGTCAAATGTAGGTCTAACTACGGCCCAATACCTACTAAGCCCTTTCCACTTTTCATCAACTTTACCAGTAACAATCTTGTCTTGAGTAAAATAGTTCTTTGCTATGTGCAGTGCGCATTTAATGTTTAAGTATTCATTATGCAGGTCACTAGATTGATTGATCCAAGAACACCCAAGCCCACGAGAACTGCTAACACTAAGCTGAAATAATCCTCTACTGACAGCATAACCACCATCAAGCTTGCTAGAGGTAACGCGACAGAAACCGCGTACAGGATCAGTGAAACAACCACTAGAATAATAGCACTTAGCTTTAGCACATTCATAATACGCTTCTTCATTTTTAAACCCCGACTCATGTCTGATCATTTCGTAAAATAATGTTGTGTAAAATAAATTCAAATCCTTTGGAGTTTTTGAACAGAATGGAAGATAGCTCGTTTGAAGTGGCTCAAAATCTTTTGCGGCAATCGATAGTTTTTCTTTCAACGTCAACGGCTTTGGAGTCGTTTGATCTGCGCTGGCCACAGTTGAATCAACACTTGCAATAGTCGCATCATGACTTGCTACTGTTTCTGTTGTCTTTGGCTCTTCACAGCTTACTAAAAAAAGTGCTGCGATAATTAAATATTTCATTTCTTCTTCTCCTTTGGTTTACGCTTCTTCGGTTCATTAATTTTAAAATCTTGAATCTCTATGTTTTCAGTACTGAACATGAACTTTTTATGTGATCTGGAACAATTAAAATATTGGTCAAAAGCTAAGTCGGCTGTCGGTTGTGTCGAGTAAAACTCGTATATCTTTGTCGTTGTAATTGCTATTGTGAGTGTGTTTTTCATGATTCAATTTCTTTCAAAGCTTGACGCGCTTTTTTACCACCAACTCGCGCTTGGTACTTTTCTATAAACTCATCGTCATTATTTAATGAGTCGATTGTGTGAAACTCCTGATCCTCAACATAACTTTCTCTGTCAGCATAATATGCCAAAGCCTCCACCGCCACTTTCAGCTTCGATTTGAGCTGTTCAATCTTGTTAACAAATTGAGGCTCTAATATTTCATTGTATTCGGTTTTTTGCTTTTCTATAATTATTTTTAATTCTGCGTTTTCTTTTCTCAGAATAGCGGCCTCCGAAGACTGTTGTGCCAAACAAAAAGACACTAATTTAAAATCTATTGAAAGCTTTCGACAGTCATCTTTCATTCCGCATCTTTGTATATTAAAGTCCATTATTTCCCCTCCCTTAATTTTTGCAGACGTGTGTTTGTTTCGGATAAAACACCTTTAGCTAAATCGCCGCTACAATACTCCTCAACGTCTGGACATATTTCTTGGCAATGTTTAAATGTCATTGCGTTTGCGTGATACCAGCTCAACGCCTCACTCTGACTTTGTATAATATCAATAAGCTCTGAAATTATGGCGGAGTAGTGCCTCTCGTGATGACCAACTGTTTCTGCGTATGTTGGAACATCGCCAGTTGTTTGCATATAGTTACTAATATATTTATTTGAGTTGATCGGTTCGCACAACTTCTCTTTCAACTCTGCGAAATCTGGGTTATTCATAAATCACCTTTTTCGACAGCTTCTGGAATAGTATTTTCAAAAATAAATCTATTAAATTGGATAAACATTCTGTTCGATATTCTCTGCACAATAAGATATTTCTCATTGTCCGTTAAATCAGGAAACTCATTCACAGTTCTATCCGTAATCAATTTGTACGCATCACAAAATGTATTGTGAACAAACTTATTTACTTTTAATTGGTATTCTTCTAATTCATTCATAATCTCACCCTCCACACAATTTCACTCACATAAATTATTAACACTATTGGCACGATTCAGATTAGGAATAGTGTTGATAGAATGCGGTTCATTTCGCGCTCCAAGTTGCTCGCAATTCAACATGACAATGTTTACAAATAACATGTTCAGATAAATTCACATCACCCAGACCGTCAATAAACATGCTCTTAGCCTCATGCTTACAAGGCTCTTTATCTATTTCTTCAACGAGCGCTAGTCGGGCCTTGTGGGTATCTTCCGGTCTTTGTTGAGAAAGGTCTCCACCCGAATATCTTGGTATGAAAAATGATAACTTAGTTGTTCCATAAACCACAGGCCAAGACTCAATCAGCGCCTTTAGTTTTTGGTTTGCTGCTTTAGCTACTTGTTCACACTGAAAATATTTTATATCCACTGCATCTTTAACAAAATCTTCCCATATAAAAAAATCTTTCATGCTAACACCCCACAAATAAAATAAATTATTACAAACACGCATCCTATAACGACTGGCAACCAGTGAATCTGTTTCATTTGTTTTCCTCACTAAAAAAATTTTCATCACAAATCTTTTCAATAATTTTCAAAAGACTTTCTAATGATTCGGCTACAAAAATTCTGTTACTAAATGCGCCTTGGTAAGTAGGCGTAAAACTTATTGCATACCCGTTCAATTCTTTTCTTATTGAAATTTGCTCGTTTGTTTTCATTTCAAAATTATCCTATTCTTTTTTCTTTGTGCAGCTGTGTATTTTGGCGATCTGAATGCTCTAAACTGTACTTTCATTTGTTTTGTTTCATTTTAGCTTTTCCAAACTTGTTTTATGAACATAGCCAATATTTAGTTGCTTAAAAGAAATCAGCTCTCTTGATTCTGTTAAAACCTTTTCGCCCGTTTGAATATTTCGATAGTTTCTAGCCTTTGTTTTTTTTAGAAAGAATCTGCCAAACCCTAAAATCTTAAGAACATCACCAGACAAAACCTGATTGGAAATTATTTCAGTCAGGCTGTTTAAATATGATTCTGCTTGTTGAATTGTTATTTTTTCTTTATCTCTTAGTGCAGTTATGAGTTGCGTTTTGTTCATTTTACATTTTCCTTTTCTTCTTTGGATAAGCAACATCTTTCGCTACCGCGACCCCGACCATGACCGCGACCCCGACCGC